TTGGCAACCCGTTCGAGCCTCGCTACGTCGATCGGAACGCTTGCCTCGGGCAACGTACGGATGCTTCCTCAGTCCGTACCCACTTGCAGTGCGTGCAGTAGTCACGTCGGGTCAGACAGAAACGGGTGCGCACATGGGCGACGATCGACATTCACGAGGGGAGCACCGCGGGGGAGCCACTCCGCGGTCGTCACGACAAGGCCGCAAGGCCCCAACTGAGGCGGTAACGCCAATGATCGAGAAGAATCGTTCCGAAGAAGCGTGGGTTCCGGTGCTGGACAAGCGTGGCGTCCCGCTGATGCCGTGCCATCCCGCGCGAGCGCGTCAGATGCTTCGTGCGGGGCGTGCCGTGGTGGCGCACCACACGCCGTTCGTGATCCGACTCAAGGATCGCGTGGGCGGCGACGTTCAACCCGTCCGCGTCTGCGAAGATCCCGGCAGCAAGACCACGGGCATCGCCGTGGTCCGCGAGATTCCCGCCGCCAGCGACGGCGATGGCCCGACCCGCGTCGTGCTGTTCAAGATGGAACTCGCGCACCGCGGCGCCGACGTCCACAAGCAGATGGGGCAACGTTCGGCGAACCGCAAGCGCCGTCGCAGCGCGAACACGCGCTACCGTGAGCGACGGTACAGCAACCGCGCATCGTCGCGCCGCAAGGGTCGCCTTGCACCTTCGCTGCGTACGCGCCTCGACACGACGCTTTCGTGGACGCGGCGCCTCATGCGCTGGTATCCCGTCGCCGCCGTGAGCGTCGAGCGCGTTCGCTTCGACACGCAACTCATGGAGAACCCGGAGATCAGCGGCGTGGAGTACCAGCAAGGCACCCTCGCCGGATACGAGACGCGCGAGTACGTTCTGGAGAAGTGGGGCCGCTCGTGCGCCTACTGCGACGCGGGGAACGTGCCGCTCAACCTCGATCACGTCGTCCCGCGAGTGAGCGGCGGGAGCAATCGTCCGAGTAACCTCGTGCCCGCGTGTGTGCCCTGCAACCAGAAGAAGGGCGCGCAATCACTGACGACGTTCCTCAAGCGCGACCCGAAGCGTGCGGCACGCATTCTCGCGGGGCTCAAGAAGCCCCTGCGGGACGCGGCGGCGATGAACTCGACGCGATGGGCGCTGGATCGTGAACTGCGGGCGCTCGGGGTGCCCGTCGAGGCAGCATCGGGCGGGCGAACGAAGTGGAACCGCCACCGCTTCAACGTTCCGAAGACGCACGCCAACGACGCCGTGTGCGTGGGAAACGTCGGCGGCGTGATCGGCGCCGACACGCAGACGCTATACGTGGAGTGCATGGGGCGCGGCACGTATCAACGCCAACACTCGAACGCCTATGGTTTCCCTCGTGGCGCTCCGAAGATGCGTGAGAAGCGCGTACGGGGCTTCGGCACGGGTGATATCGTGCGCGCCGTGATGCCGAAGGGAAAACACGCCGGTATGCACGTCGGACGTGCCGCAGTCCGCGCGAAAGGTCAATTCGCGGTCTATGCGCAGGGCAAGAGGATCGACGTGATTTGGAAACACTGCCGCGTGTTGCAGCGCGCCGATGGCTACCGCTACGCGTGGCGCGAGGAGAAAAACGATGCGGTTACTAACCGATAGGCGCTTCCCCACCGCCATGAATGGCTGTGCACCCGCGCTGGCAAGTCATGACGACCACCGCCGCGTGGTTGCAGACCGTCGTGCCGACCGTGCGGACGTACGCGAACGGGCGGCGGGCAATGAAGGGTAAACGACGATGAAATCGCGTAGGCACGAGGGCGCATTGAGCATCACGTCGCTTCGCGGGGCGAGAATCGCCGTCGATGTTCGCGATGGTCGCACGACCGTATCCGTCGGAGTTCCGCGTCACGGGTGCGCCAGCGTCGGCCACACAACGCTGCGCGACAACGCATGGGAGTCGCTGCGGGCACTCGCGCGATCATTGATCGCGGACGGCATCAAGGTGAAGTTCGGGCGCGAAGAAGCCACGGGGCAGCGCCGCGCGAACAGTCCCGAGTCGATCATCGTCGCAGCGGAACTCGATGCAGCGATCGTCGCGGAGCGACTCGCGGGTCGCTTCGATGCTGCGGTGGAGCGGGTGGCCCGCTCGATCGCAACGCCCATCCCGCGGGCGCAGTCGGTTCCGCTCGAAGAGGTTGTCGAGGAGGCGCGGAGGCAGGAGCAGTTCCAGTTGCCGCGACGCTTCGGGATGTACGAAGGTCGCCCACCGCAGACGCAGGAGTCGGCAGCGAAGATGGCGCGCGGAACCACGCGCATCATCGAACGCGACGGGCGCGAAGGCGGCGGCTACGTGCTCGTGAACGTGCCGATCGACTGGTTGCACACGTCATCGTCACACGTCGACCCCGACCGGCAATCGAGGCAGGGGACCATCGGCGGGACGGCGGACCCCGCGTTCTCGACGAGTTACTACGGGCACGCGAGCGGCATGAGCGCAAGCGACGCGGCAGGGCCGTGTCTCGGTCTGGAGAACGGCAACAACCGCGTGTTCTTCGCGCGAGCGCATGGGCGTTCCAGTTACCCGGTGTTCGTCGTGCGATCGGCGTGGGAGCGACTGGTGCGTGAGGTGCGGGACGCCCGACGTTCGGCGAGCGATGCGCCGTGCGAGACGCGCAAGTCGTCGCCGAACGGACGGCGGGCGATGAAGCGCCGCCGACGGCGCTAGGCCGCGACGACCTTCGCGTGCGTGAGCCCGTGCTCGATCGCCACCGCGGCGGTCATGCGGGCGCCGTTGAGCAGCGACGCGGGGAGCGTGCTCGGGGCGATCGGTTCGCCGGGGTGGAACGTGAACACGATCTCGTGCCCCTCGTCGGTGCCGAGGATGATAACCGCGAAGTCGACCGGCGTGGTGGCGGCGCCGGGAACGGTCGCCTCGACGTAGCCGGTGCGCTTCGCGTCGGCGAGCACGACCGTCGTGTCGGCGGGGAGCGACGCGAGCGCCACGATGCCCACGCGGCCCGCCATCGGAGCGCGGAACGCGGCGCAGCCCGCCATGATAGCGGGGTGCTCGTACGCCTCCCACGCGGCCGACTGGAGGGCGTGCAGAAGGGCGGCGGGGTCGCTGTAGTCGGCGAACACCGACCCGCAGGCGTCGGCGCCGCGGCACCGCTGCGCGAGGCAACGGGCGAGGTAGTCGGCGGGGGTGGCGAGGAGGGCGGCGGCGATGCGCGAGGCAGTCGAGGTGTGCATACCGCTTATACGCTCGGGGGCGGCGAGTTCTGACACGGGGGCGGTGATTTGTTTTCGACGCGGTGGCGTAAAGAACTGCGGGGCGGCGGGCGTATGAGGGTGCATGAACCCCGTAAACATCACCGTTTCCGACGTGAACGGCGTCGAGTCGCCGTACGAGTTCTGCTTCGCTGGCGGTCGCAAGGCCGTGGTTCCGCGCGAGGAACTCACCTCCGCGCTGGTAGCGCGCATCGACGCCGCGCTGGCGTTCGCGAAGTGGGAGGAGTACGCGGACGTGGGTGGCCCCGACGAGCCCGTGTTCGTCGAGCACTACGCGACGGTCTCGCTCGAAATGAGCGACGAAGAAGTGAGGTCGGTGTTCTCGCCGCCGCCGCCTCCGATCAGCGCGCAGCCCGCGACGTGCCGTGGCGAGATGATCTGCCGCGAGTTCTCGACGGGCGACGGCGACTGCTGCTGCGGGATGCGCTACCCCGGCGAGGGGTGAGCGTTGACGGGCGCGGCGCGGGCGTGTATTTGTGGCCCATGCCCACCCGCAAGCGAACGTCCATCCACAATCCAAAGCGTCTCACGCTGGCAGAGCAGTGGGATGCCTACGACGCTGCCGTCGCGGAAACTTACCGCAGAAACATTATCCAAATGCAGTGGGTCGATCAGGGCGAGAAGTGGGCGCGTGAGTTCGTGTCGAGGCCGTATGCGGCGAAGATGATGAGCGCCCCGTCGTTCGACCCCGAAGAAGAAGCCACGGAGTGGTGGATCGAGGCAGCGACGGAAGAAGAGGTAAAGGATAGCCTCGGATTTATGGGGGTGCAGGTCGGTTTCGCTGATGAACTGGAGCGTCTCACGGGCCGCAAGTTCTTGCGTTCCAGTACGTCACGCGAGCAGTGGAACATCCCGTTTCATGAGGTCCAGAAGATGTTCAAGCGACCGCGCGGGGCGAGGCCGAACTACTGAGTCGGCACGCCTCGCGGGAACCTCTCGCACGTCGAGGGTGAGCGCGAAGTTGAGCCAGCGGCAGCATCCACCGCACACGAAGGAAACGTCAATGCCCGCCAGCAAGCGTCGCTCGCTCCGCAACCCGCCGTCGAAACGTCCGTCGCTCGCGGAGCAGTGGGACGAGTACGACGCCATCGTGCACCGCATCTTCCACGAACACGGTCAAGAGTTGTGGTGGATCGACGAGGGCAAGGCGTGGGCGCAGCGGTTCGTGACGAACCCGGTGGCGATGGCCCGACTTGACCGTGGGAAGTTCGACCCGGAGGAGTACGCTGCGGACCGATGGACGGACACGGCGTCGGAGGCGGAGGCGCGCGACTCGATCGGACACATGGGCGCGATGATCGGGTTCACCACTGAACTGGAGCGCCTCACCGGGCACAAGTTCCACCGCTTCAACACCGCGGATGCCGCCGACTACATCAAGACGTGGAGCGTGCCGATGGCGCAGATCCAGAAGTCGGTCAAGAAGCCGCGCGGTCCGCGACCGTAACGTTCCGCGGCAAACGACGCCGAACGAGAACGTCGCGTTTTCCTCCCCATCGCGCCGCGCATGGTGTAACGTGAGGGCGCGATGACCATTTTTCTCGACCACCACTCGACCACCCCTCCCTCCGAAGCCGTGATCGACGCCGTGGTGCGGGCGATGCGCGTCGCTGGCAACGCCTCGTCGTCGCACGAGGGTGGGAAGGCGGCGTCGAAGATCGTCGAGGATGCCCGCCGCTGCGTCGCCGAGACGATGGGCGGCGTCGATCCGGCAGACATCTACTTCACTTCGGGCGCTACAGAATCGAACGGCATCGTACTCAGGTCAATCGTCGATGGCGAGAACGAGCGCGGGCGGCGCCCTCACATCGTCACTTCTGCGATCGAGCACAGCGCCATTCTCGTGCCCCTGCGTCAACTCGCGAAGCGCGGGCAATGCACGTTCACGGCAGTCCCCGTGGGCGCGTCGGGCATCGTGAACCCCGCCGACGTGGCCCGTGCGATCCGCCCCGACACGGTGCTCGTTTCCGTGATGGGCGCGCAGAATGAACTCGGCGGTATCCAGCCGATCGAAGAAATCGCAGCGGTCGCGCACGCTTACGGCGTGCCGATGCACTCCGATCTATGCCAGTCGTTCGGCAAGATTCCGCTGCGCGGCTTCGACTTCGCGAGCGCGAGCGCGCACAAGCTCAACGGACCTACCGGCGTGGGCTGCGTTCTGATTCCGCAACGTTTACTCGCGCGTATGTCGGTGCCTGCGCTCGGTGGCTCGCAGCAAAACGGCGTGCGCGGCGGCACGCTGAACCTGCACGGCATCGCCGGTTTCGGCGCCGCGTGCCGCGAAATGCGAACGTGGAACGTGGGGCCGCAGAACGTCGGCGGGCTCGCGGGTGAGGCGCTGCGACTCTGCCGCCTGCGCGACCTTATGCTCCGACTCCTGCGCGAGTCGCTCGGCGACGAAATCGTTCAGGTGAACGGCGCGATCGACGCTCCGATCGGTTCGCCGCAAGCGACGAACGATCCGGCGCGACGACTGCGACTCCCGCACTCGCTCTCGGTTCGTCTCGTGGGCGTGTGCCCGATTTCGCTCGACGCCGCGGTGCGGAGCAAGATCGACGTGTCGGCGGCGGCGGCGTGCAAGTCGCTCGGCGGCGAGCGGAGTCACGTTCTCGAAGCGATGGGCATTCCCGACGATGGCGCGGTAGTTCGCATCGGCCTCGGCAAGTGCAACAACGAAGAGAACGTTCGCATGGCGGCGAAGGTGATTGCCGACGCGGCGATGCCGCTCGTGGGCGTAGGGTGCGACGTTCCCGCGGGCTGCGACGGCGGCGTGTGTCCGGCGCGGCGGTAGGCTAGCGCGAGGAGCGACGGGCGCGGCGCGCGGGGGCGTCGGCCACCGCATCCTCGACGCTCTCGCCCATTTCCATAAGCCTTCGCGCGCACGCGAACGAGAAGGCGGTCTCCGCTTCGAGACCCTCCTGAATCCACGCCTTGCCGATGTAGGCACGCTCCTCGGCGCTGCACCCACCGATCACGGCGCCGAAACACCGCTCGGTATGCAGGATCGCGATGGCCGTTGTCGCCGTCGAATAGGCGGTGAGAAGCGCCACGAGGGCGCCGCCCGCGGCGGGAACCTCGTCGAGCACGATGCCGGGGATCGCCTCACCGTAGATCCTCGCCACGTCCGCCCACTGGCGCTTGCCCGCGTCGACCGCTTGCCCCGCTCGGTACACGAAAACATGAAGCGGGTTCTCTCGCATGATGGCGACGAACTCGGGGTCGGGAGCGGTGCGGGCGGTGTTCTTCATGGTGAACCTTCTACGGCGGTGGCGACCCGATTCTTGCGCGGCCACACTGATTTCTCCTGCACGCACCGTGCGGCGGTAGGTTACCCGATCACCGCGTCGAGCGCGTCGACTCCGCTCTTGATCCGCGCCTCGATCGCACACACCGATGCGCCCTTGGTGGCGACGGTGAGTTCCGTGGCCTCGCACGGGTCGGCAACGTACTCCGCGATTGCGCTGCGGAGGCACCGACGCGCGGTTTCGAGTTGCGCGCGGAGCGTGCGGAGGTTCTGGCGAGCGGCTTCGAGTTGATTGCTGAATTGGTCTCGCATGGTCCCCCTTCTACGTCGCCAGCACGACGGACCTTACGCCGCGTCGCCGATTCCTCTCGCGCGCCGCGCAGCAAGCGGTGCGGCGGAAACCGACGGTGCGACGTAAGAACTCCGCGGCGCGAGGCGTAAGAGTGGGCACCATGAACACGAACCCGATGGTTTCCGCAGTGTCCCGCTACGAAGATGCCGCCCGCGCCGCCGATGCCGCGCTCAACGCGATGTTCACGGCGTTCGGCATCGTCGGTCGCAAGGTCGTGTCCGTCGGTGGTGCGTACATCCCCGGCACCGAAGTCGGCGTGCGTGAGGCGAACGTCCTTCGCGGTCAACCGTGGAGCGTCCGCAAGGCCGACGGGTGCCTCGCCCGCCTGTACGTCGGCGCGGGCGAAGCGGAGGTGTGCGTCGGCACCGTCGAGTCGGCGCGGTTGCGCGACGAGTTCGGGCACGTTGGCATCGTGGTCGACGTGACGCAGTGCATGGAGCACTGGAACGAGTTCGTGCTCGTGGTGCTCACGGGGATGCTTGAGCAGAAGTAGTCCGTCGCGAGAAGCGCGCCGTTCGCTATTGCAATCGCCCGCATAATCGGGCACCGTCGGCAGGGAACACTCGGAGAAAATCACAATGGCAACCACACGCAAGTCCCCCAAGCGCGCCGCTGCTCGCAAGCCCGCCGCGAAGCGCCGCGCCGTGCGAAACCCCGTCGCCCGCGGCCTCGGCCCGGTCGATCGCGCGCTCAAGAAGATCGAGCGCGAAGTCGGCGAGTACGCCGGTTCCGACGCCGCGCAGAAGGCGATGGAGGCGCTCATCCTCGCCGTCCCGCTCAAGGGAAACATCGGCGAGTGGAAGAAGCAGATCAAGGACGCCATCATCGCCGATCGTGGCGAGAGCGACCGCAAGTACGTCACGGAGGCGATGCGCTCCGGCAAACCCGGTGTCTTCGTTCGGGCGACGAACCTCGTCGACTACTGGCAGTTCGAGGGCGACCTCATTCTGATCCACGGAGGCAAGTTCGGCGGCACCGAGAGCACGGGAGAAGTGGTCGTTCTCACGAAGGATCAACTCGTGCTCAGCAAGGCCGTCGCCGTGGACGGGAACATGGAGCACTACCCCGTCGAGAAGGCCGCGAAGGCGATCATCGAGGCGTACGGCTTCGGGAGTACCACGCGCGACCCGTGGTTCGAGGCGCCGAGCGCGCGCAACCGTCGGTACTGAGAACGTCGAGCGAGAACACGAACATGGAAACCGAACGAGAGTACGCCGCGCGCGAGAAGCGCATGTTTCGTGCGCAGATCGCCGACACGGAGAAGCAGCCCCTCCGCGACCGTCAAGAGGCGCGCAGCGAGTTCCGCGAGGTGATGGCGCAGCACCCCGATCGCGTCGCCGAACGCATCGCGTGGATTCTCGAAGGGAACTACGGCTTCGGGGCCTACACCGAGGCCCGCGAAGTGGTCGTGAACAAGCGCATGAACCGCGCTGCGTGGTTCGTGTCGATGGTCGGCGCGCTCGACCACTCGTGCCCGCCCGAGTTCACGATGGGCGCGTGGAAGACGCTCACCGCCGCGCAGAAGAAGAACCTCGACGTCGCCGTGATGGCCGTGATCGAGGAGTACGCGAAGCAACTCGCCCCGGCGCGCAAGCCCGCCGCGAAGCGCAAGGCGTCGCGCAACGGCGCGAAGCGCGGCAAGATGATGAGCAAGGCCGAAGTGAACCGATCGTTCCGCGAGAACGTGCTCCCGCACCTTCGCCACACGGATCGCGTCTCGGTGCGTACGGCGTGGCTCGACTACACCGACGAACTGAACCGCGACGGTCGCATCTCGGATCACGCGCGGAACAACTGGGTCAATCCCTACCGCTGAATCCCGCCGCCCGTCGCTTCGTCACACGGAGCATGAACTGCACCCGCCGCCGTCTCCAGAAACACCGTCGCGCCGCCATCCGCACGCCCGCGTGGCGGAGCAACGGCACTTCGCACGTTTTCCGCTGGTCCCGTGCGCTCGACCTGATCGAGTGCGCCGCGGTGCTCGACGGCGTGCGTGGCGAACCGCTGGCGCTCGGCGCGGGCGAACTCGCATCGTTCGTCGGGCGCACCGCGGAGGCCACGGCGTGCCTCGCAGGGGCGCCGCCGTGGTTCGTCGCTGCGGTCGCCCGCCGCGCCGTGCGACTGCGCCTCGCGGACGAACTGGACGCCTTGCTGGCGTGGTGAAACGTTGCGACTGCGGGCGATCCCGTAGTACGGTGCCACGCATGGCAACCACGAAAACAGAAGCCGCGCGCTACGTCGCGCGAGCGATCGGCGACGGCATCGTTCCCCTCACCGACGACGTGACCGTCGGCGCTGGCGACCTCACGGGCACGCGCCTGTTCGCCGTCTACGTCGATCGTGGGCGCAACAAGGGCCGCTACGACTTCTTGACGGTTCACGCCGCCGCGAGAGCGTTCGTCGATTTCGTCGGGGCCGACGAGGCGGTTGCCGCGGTCGATCGCGCCTACCTCCGCCGCGACGGCGAAGTGCCCGCCCGTGTGTCGGCGACGGCCCGCTACGACGACGTTCTCGCGCAGGCGGGCGTTCGCCCCGGCGCTCGCGTCGTGGTGGTGAAGGGCTCGCGCGGCATCGGGATCGACAAGGGCGTGACGCTCGCGATCGAGAACACGACGGTGTTGCCCGAGTCGAGCATGGCGGTCGCGGTGCGATTCATGGCGATGAACGGGAGCGCGTCGGGCCAGAAGCGGGTGCTGTACGCGCGCCACCCGAACCGACTCAGCGACGCCGACGTGAGCCTCGCGAGCGGCAACGGCGCCGACAAGATCGTCGTGCGCGTGTCGCGCCCGTCGACTCGCAACGGTCGCTGCCGGTAGCTCCGACGAGAAAATCGACGCGGCGGTGATAGGTTCGGCGCCGACCCGACGTACAAGCGGCATGAGCAGCAACGAAGTTTCGGTTCGCATTTTCGTCGAAGTAGTCAACGGCACGATCGGCACCGGGCGGTACGAGTCGTACGGGCGCACTTCGACGGCGGTCCCGCCCGCCATCGGCGACTCCGTGGTGCTCGAAGACGGACTCAAGCGCCGCGTGGTCGACCGCGTGTGGTCGTGCCCCGATATCTTCCGGGGCGTCACGCTTTACCTCGACGACCCGCGCATCACGGAGCGGCACGCCTAGCGGGAGCGAGAAATCGCCGCAGCGCCGCAAGAACACCCGCCCACCGCACGCAGAAGGCACACCATGATCGACACGAAACCGTTTCTGTTCGACACGAGTAAAGACATCAAGAACCACACCGCGGTGAGTGTGTGGCTTCTCTCGGGCCGCAAGATCCGGGTGACCACTTCGCGGTGGGAGAACTTCGGCAACGAGCCCGACGACGTTAGCGCGAAAACCGAGCACTTCCACGACGGCCAGTGGCGCGAGGTGCTCCCGTGGCACCGCATCGAGGCCACGGGCGAGAACGAGACCCCCGCCGCGCACCTCGCCCTCGCAGCGCGCACGATCGAGTTTCTCGATGCGTGACGCGACCGACACCACCGACACCGCCACGCGCTACCGCATCACGATCGCGGGAGTGAGCGACGACTACAAGGTCACCGCCGTGCTCGCGCTTCGCAAGCACTTCGGTCTCGGGTTGACCGATGCCCTCACGATGCTCCGCGAGGGCCGCGTCGGCGACTCGCGCATCGCGTTCCAGTTCTCGCGCGACGACGCCGAAGCGATGGCGCAGGCGCTCAACTCGATCTTCGCCGCTCACCGCGGCACCGGGCAACCGTTCCGCACCTCGGAGGCACCGTGAGACACACGATCGACGTTCTCGCAGAACTCGCGAAACTCAACGCCGCCACGCACGCTGCCCGCAAGGAGTCGGAGCGCATCGAGGCCGTGCTCAACGCTACGGCGAGGAGCATCGCCGACGCTGCGCGCACGGGCAAGGCGATCGACCCGCAAGACCTTCGGCGCGCGAGCGAGTACGGTGCCGAGAAGGCTCGCAACGACCGCGTAGTCGCCGCAGCGAAGGCTCAGGACACCGCGCGTCGGGCGCCGCTCGTTCGCGAACTGCGCGGCGTGACGGACGACCCCGCGAGCACGTACGCTGCGATCGTTGCGACGCTCACGGAACGGTACGGCGCCCCGAGCGCCGAGCCGTACCTCTCGGGCAAGGACCGCTGCGGGTGGGAGGTTCTCACGCATACGACGAAGGCGCCGCGGTGGCGCATCGGTCGCGCGACGTTCATCGTGTCGATCGACGAGCGCGGTGTGGGCGTGTACGCGACAGGCGACCACGATCACTTCGGCCCGACCCGAAGCGTGAGGTTCATCGTTCGCCCGAACGCTGAACTGGCGCGTCGCATCGTCACTGGCGAAGTCTCGTTCTCGTCCGTCGCATCGGTGGGCGAAGTGCAGATGCGTTACGGCTACTGCGCGCCATTGCTCGCGCCCGTCGCCGTTGCGCTCGACGTGATCGATCACTGCGTCCGGTACTCCCGCAACGAAGAGTGCGCGTTCCTCGATGCGCAGGCCATCGCAGATTTCGCTGAATACAGGCGCCGCTACAACGTCGGATGGGGATGATCCCCACCGTCACACAACTCCTCGCGCTCGCCCCCGACGGCAACGTCACCCTCCGGGTGGTGAGGCGCGAGCACGTCGGCCCCTCGCCGCACGTCGAGGTGACCGCCGAGGTGGTCTCCGTGAAGCGCGGCATCGTCGTGTGGCGCGACGACGACGGGCGCACGATCACGCCGCGTGACTCGTGGCTGTTCGAGACGCTCCGCGGTGCCCCCGTCGGGACTCCCGCCGCCACGGTCGCGGAGAAGGCCCGCGAGGCGCGGGAGAGCGCCACCGTCGGGCCGTTCGTGATCGAGTCGAGCCTCACGTCGCGCAAGGTGACGCTGCGCCACGCACACGGCGGGCTCGTGCCGACGGGCGACGGGCGCACCGAAACGGAGGTGTCGTTCGCGGACTTCACCGCAGCGCGAGAGCACGCGAAGGCTTGCCTCGACGCGCTCCTCGCGGGGCGGGTGCATCCGTGATCGTTGTCTCGCTCGAACGTGCGGCGACGAAGTGCCTCTACGCGATCGACGGCGCGTTCTTCGCGCTGGCAGCGTCGCGTCTCGACCCGATGGCCTTGTGCTGTTTTCTTCTCACCACCGCCGTGCTAATCGGCATCGAAAACGAGGAATCGTAATGCGTCACGTTCTCACAGCACTCGCGACCGCCGACGCGCTCGGCAAGCCCTTCGAGCAATCGCGCGACGACCGCGCCCGCTACTCGTGGTGCCACGACCCCGACAACACGTTTCTCGCGTGCGACGACGGCGGGCGCCAGTTCGGCCTCGGACCCGACGGCGAGAAGGCGGGGGCGTTCACGGACGACACGCAGATGGCGGTCGCCCTCGCGCAGTCGCTCCTCGCGTGCGGCGGCTTCGATGCCGAACACGCGCGAGGTGAGTACACCGAGTGGTATCGCGGCGCGGGCTTCGGCGGGCGCGCTCGCGGAACGGGCGGCACGATCCGCACTGCGCTCGAAACGGGTGCCCCCGTCGACCTTCGCGCGGGAGGCCAGTACGTCGGCAACGGCGCGGCGATGCGTGAAAAGACAAAAAACGAGACATTGCTGGATGGAATCGCGCTATAGTGTCGCGAGACATGCACCACGACGCTCCTATTCGCGTCGCTCCCATCGGCGTGTAATCGACCTCCGCCTTCGGGCGGAGGCTTTCTAAGGAGACTGAGAAAGCCCATGTTTACCAGTGTTAGCGAGGGTAGGGTTGGCAACCCGTTCGAGCCTCGCTACGTCGATCGGAACGCTTGCCTCGGGCAACGTACGGATGCTTCCTCAGTCCGTACCCACTTGCAGTGCGTGCAGTAGTCACGTCGGGTCAGACAGAAACGGGTACGCACATGGGCGACGATCGACATTCACGAGGGGAGCGAACCGCGGTGCCTCGCGGTTCCGTCACGACAAGGCCGCAAGGCCCCAACTGAGGCGGTAACGCCAATGATCGAGAAGAATCGTTCCGAAGAAGCGTGGGTTCCGGTACTGGACAAGCGCGGCGTTCCGCTGATGCCGTGCCATCCCGCGCGAGCACGCCAGTTGCTCCGTGCGGGGCGTGCGGTGGTGGCGCATCACACGCCGTTCGTGATCCGTCTCAAGGATCGTGTCGGTGGTGACGTGCAACCCGTCCGGGTCTGCGAAGATCCCGGCAGCAAGACGACGGGCATCGCCGTCGTCCGCGAGGTTCCCGCCGCCAGCGAAGGCGACGGCCCGACGCGCGTCGTCCTGTTCAAGATGGAACTCACGCACCGCGGCGACGTTATCCGCGGGCAGATGGAGAGGCGATCGTCTAGCAGAAGGCGCCGTCGCCTAGCAAACCTTCGCTACCGACCGGCGCGTTTCAGCAATCGCCGACCCGCGAAGGGCACGCTGCGACCGTCTCTCAACCACCGCGTCGAAACGACGCTCTCATGGACTCGTCGTCTCATGCGCTGGTATCCCGTCGCCGCCGTGAGCGTGGAGCGGGTGCGTTTCGACACGCAGTTGATGCAGAACCCGGAGATCAGCGGCGTGGAATACCGGCAAGGCACGCTCGCAGGTTACGAGACTCGGGAGTGGGTGTTGGAGAAGTGGGGTCGCTCGTGCGCCTACTGCGACGCCGAGAACGTGGCGCTGAACCTCGATCACGTCGTGCCGCGGGTGAGCGGCGGAAGCAGTCGCCCGAGCAACCTCGTGCCCGCCTGCGTTCCCTGCAACCAGCGCAAGGGCGCGCAACCACTGGCGGTGTTTCTCCAACGTGACCCGAAACGCGCGGCGCGCATTCTCGCAGGACTCAAGGAGTCGCTGCGCGACGCGGCGGCGGTGAACTCGACCCGATGGGCGCTCGATCGCGCGCTGCGGTCTCTCGGGGTGCCCGTCGAGGCGTCAAGTGGCGGGCGAACGAAGTGGAACCGCCACCGTTTCAACGTTCCGAAGACGCACGCCAACGACGCCGTGTGCGCGGGTAACGTCGGCGGTGTGATTGGTGCCGACACGCAAACGCTCTACGTTTACAGCACGGGGCGCGGCACGTACCAACGGCAACACTCGGACGCCTACGGTTTCCCTCGCGGCGTTCCGAAGATGCGCGAGAAGTCCGTGCGTGGATTCCGCACTGGCGATATGGTCCGTGCTACACCGCCGCGAGGCAAGTACGCTGGAACGTACGTCGGGCGCGTTGCCGTGCGGGCGAATGGTCAATTCGCCATTTGCGCTAAAGACAAGAGGATCGACGTGATTTGGAAACACTGCGGCGTGTTGCAACGCGCCGACGGATACCGATATGCGTGGCAAGAGGAGAAGCGCGATGCCGTCGCGGTCCGAAAATCCGCTCCCCTTCCGCCGTGAATAGCGGCGCAACCGCTCGGGCAAATCGTGACTACCGCCCAATGGCGGAACCGCAAGTGAGCGGGCAACTCACCGACCGCGAGGCTTCGGCGCTGGCCGAAGCGAGGCGCCTTCTCGCCGCTGCGGAGGCCGAAATGCGTTACGGCGCGGGGTGCCGCGCGGCGGCTCTCCCGATGCTCTACGACGCCCTCGCCGCCGTCGCGGCGCTGGTGTCGGCGACCGCGACGGAACTCGAACGATCGCGGGCGCGCGGCGAGTGAGAACGATTAGTTCCACCACGTTCGGAGAGTATTTCGCCGACGCTCCGCCGTCTCTCGCGACGGAGCGACTGCGACGCGTCGTGTTATCGGGCAACCCTCCGCATTCTGAGTACGAGTACGGGTGGATGGCAGACCGCTTCGGTCGGCACACCGCCGATGCCGAGAAGTCGTGGCTTCGAGCGAACGGTTTCCGGTTCAACGGCGGCAAGTGGTGGCGGAGCGATGGGTGAGAAGGCGCAGCAACAACGAAGTTGTGCCGCCCCGCGCTCTCCGGTATGATCCTACCCCATGAGCAAGAAAAGCAAGACGCGAGTCCGACGTTCGGTTCGCAACTCCGGCGAGATCACCATCTATCTCAAGTCGTCGGACGGGTACAGTGCGACGCGACACTTCAAGACCCTCGCTGGCGCACGCAAGTTTGCGCGCAAGACGATGGGTGAGCGTTACAAAATCGGATCGTGGTACGCCGTATCCGGCGGCGGTACGATGCGTATGACGTCCGTAGGCGCGTCGCCCGAATCGCTTCTCGCGCCCGAGCCGAAGGCCGCTCCGACCGCGTGTGAGTGCGACGCAGGCTACAACGAAGACACCGGGCACTGGGCAGGCCCGTGCGACTACTGCCGTTCGCCCGCGGGGCTCGCCGCGAAGGCGAAGCAGGAGGCGAAGGCGAAGCTCGACGACGAGAAGTTCATCGAGCTCCGCGCGCTCGCCCGAAAACTCGGGAACGATCGGTACGGCAACGTGGCTCGCGTAAGCGGAACGGCGCACCATTCCCGCGGGCTGCGGTGGGATGAAGTACACCCGAAGGACCGCAAGGCCATCGAAGCGGCGGCGAAGCGCATGAAGCTCGACATCAAGCACCGCGAGTACAGTCTCGCGCTCGCCTACGATTTCGACCCCGGATTCTGAACCACTGAATCCACGGCGTCGGCGCGGCCTAGAGGGCGCGGCCCTCGTACGGGTCGATGCGGTTCGCTTCGGCGAAGGCGCGAACGTCGCGCCGAAGTTGCTTGCGCGCGGCTTCAACCGACGCCTTCGTGCGACCGAGCGAGACCTTCTTCGTGCCCGTGATGTGCGCGAACATTTCGGCGCTGCGACTCACGGCCTCGCGAGGATCATCGTCGGGGTCGAGCAGCGGCGTGTAAACGCTCTGCACGTCGTATGCAATCCGCTGGCGGTCTACGCGAACGAGGCGAGGCTTCATCGCGAAGAACTCCGCCTCGTCGTGGATGCCCACCGGCCCCGCGCCTGTCTGCGGCGTAGCGCCAGCACGATCGAGCACGAACGCCGCCCCGCGATACCCCAACCTCAGTACGAAAACGCCATCGACGAAGTTGTCGAAACTGTACTCGGCGCCGATGATGAACGGGGCTCGCACCGGGCGCATCCCGTCGGGGTAGAGAATCGTCGGCTCCGGGTTGAGGAGCGAACGTCGGCGAGCGGGCTTGCGGGTGAGCATCGTGCGACTCTACGCGAGCACGCCGCGCACGGGCAAGCGCCGCGAATCCCCGCCACGCGCTCCCCGCGTAGCGACGTTTTCGCCGTTGACACCCCCCCCCCTCCCGTGCTCCGATGCGGGTATGTTCACACGAGCGATTTGCACGGTCGACTTCACGTTCGAGCAAGACAACTTCGACGACGACGCCAAGGGTGATCGCGACGCCGACGCGAAGAAGTTCGCGAAGGGGCTGCTCAAGAAGTACAAGCGTCCGCACATGGACGACCTCACGAGCATGGTGATGGCGCTCGAACAGAAGGCGTCCGAAGCGGTCGCGAAGAAGGCGAAGGTCCGGCAGATCAACGGCGGCTCGTACGACGGCGGAGACGTGCTCTCCGTGCCGTACTCCGTCGAGAGCGTGGCCGACGTGCAGCGCCTCCGCGACGTGTTCGACAGCGAAGGTCGCAGCTACGACGAAGCGCCCTACATCACCGCGAGCGGCATGATCCTCTGGCTCGACGGCTACAACGGCAAGGCGTACGGACTCAGTTCGTCCGTTCGCAACGACTCGGACCTCGACGAGTGGCTCGAAGCGAACACGCCCAAGAAGCGCGTCGCCCGCAAGCCCAAGAAGTCGCGCCGCTGAATCCCCGCCCCGTCACTCGCGTCTACTCGGAGTGACCGTCTCCCTCCCCACCGCCCACGCGGTCGCCCTCGCGCTCTCGGCGCTGTTCCCCTCCGTCGCCCGCACGCTGCACGACCCGCTGGCCCGCGACACGTTCGTCGTGCGCGCGAAGATGGTCGACTACGCTTGCTCCGACGCGGGCGTCACACGTTGCGCCACGCTGCACGCGATCGTGTTCGTCGAGTCGGGCTACCGGCTACGCAACGCGCGGGCTTCGCTGGCGGCGTGCAACCCGTACGGCACCGACGACTGGCAACAGGCGACGTGCGCCGCCCGGTCGCTCGCGTCGGCCCTGCGCCGTTGTCGCGCTACACCGCGGGCGTTGAATCGTTACCAGTTCGGTGAATGCGCGGTGCCTCGCGGGCGTAGATATCGTAGAGCGCGCCTACGTTCGGCGATCTACGTTCGCAGCGTGACGCGCATCGCAACAGCAATCGAGAGGCAACTTGAACAAGTACGACATTAGCCTTCTGGCCGTGATGCTTGCAGCGGTGGCGGCGGTGTACGCGGTATGGCGGGCGCGGCAACGACGCGCGAAGGCCACTGCGCGCCCCACGGCGGCGCTCCCGAGCCTCGACGCGACCACGGCGACGGAGCCCTCCGTGCCGCCACCGCAGCGGGCGCTCACCGTCCGCGAGCGACGGCGCGAGGAGATCGTGACGCTCGCGCAGGCCGACCGATGCCTGTACTGCTCCGCGGAACCGACCGCGCCGCTCCCTTACGCGCAATTCACCCGTCCGTCGGTCGACGTGACGGCGCTCCTCACGGGCGACCTCCCGAAGCACTGGCGGGTGCATAACCCGACGGAACTCGATGCGATCCCGCTTGTCTGCGACGCCCACGCCACGATCGCACGTTCGGCAGTGGAACTGCGCGCCGCGAAGGCGCACGCCGCCTACGCCGAGTTCGTGAGCGCGCAGAAGGAGGAAATGCACGAGTTCACGGCGCACGGGCTCGACGAACAGATGCGAGCGGAGGCCGATCGTGTCCGCAAGGGCGTGGCCCGCGGAGGGGCGTCGTGAGACACGCATGGAAACGCTCCGGTGGCGTGTGGCAATGCGCGAACTGCGCGCTGGCACGGTGGGCGGAGCGCCTCGACAACGGGCGCAAGTACCGCACGTTCAACGTCTACTCGCGCGACGCAGTAACGCGATTCAGCGCCGACGATCAACCCGTGCCGCCGTGCGAACCGGCGACGCTCTCGTCGTGCGTGCTGATCGAGCGCAACGGACGTTTCGCGACCATCAAGTCGCGCAAGCACAACGGGCAACCGGAACTCCTCGGCGGCAAGGCCGAACCCGGCGAGTCGCCCGAAGAGACGGCGGTGCGAGAGGCACGCGAAGAGGGCGGCGTCGAGGCGATCAACCTGCGCCTCGTGCTCGTGGCGAGCATCGGCGGGCACCGCTGCTCGGTGTTCGCTGCGGAGGTCGCCAGCGGCGCACGACTGCGTGGCGGCGCCGAAGGCGAGGCCGTGTGGAGCACGCGCGAGCAACTGCTCACGGAGGGCACGTACCGCGCCGACTTCCCGGCGATCGTCGAAGCGTACGATCGGGTGACTCGCGCGCCGCGATAATCGGTGTTATCGTGGTCGCCATTATGAGACAACTGCGACTGCCCGTCGCGCCCGCTCCGAGAATCGTCCGCGAGACAAACGCCGTCGCGCTCACGGGGGTGGGTCGCGTGCGCACGAACAACGAAGACTGCGTGGGCATCCGCGAAGAGCTTCTCGTTCTCTCCGACGGCATGGGCGGGCACGCTCACGGCGAAGTCGCCTCCGAGGCGGCGGTGCGAACGTTCCTCGACTACGCGAAGCGCGTGCGGTCGCAACGTGCGGAGGGCGTGCTCGAAGAGGCGTTCCGACTCGCGCAGCGCACGGTGGCGCTCGTGCCCGATGATGCGGGCTGCACGCTCGTGGCGGTGCGCGTCGAAGAGCGATGCGTCGTCGTGGGTCACACGGGCGACTCGCGGGCGTACCTTCTGCGGCGCGGAAACGCGATCTCACTCACGCGCGACCACGCGGTGCAGAGCATGCTCACGCGATGCCTCGGTGGCGGTTGTCGCGTCGCGTGGGAACCGACGATCGCGCGCATCGCCACGCTCCCCGGTGACGCCGTGATGCTATGCTCCGACGGGCTGCACGGCATGATCGACGACGAAACGATCGCGTCGCTGTGGGATGCGTCGGGCGGCGATATCGAACGTTTCGCCGTCGATGCGCACAACGAAGCGATGGCGATGGGCGGCGACGACAACTGCTCGATCGTCGTGGCGAGGTGCCGGTGAGCCTCGCGCTGCGAGTGACGATGGCGGTGTTCCGCGAGGGGTGGCGCCCGTGCGACGCGCGATGCGAGCGGTGGCGCAACTGCGTTTCGGGCGCCGTCGGTACGCGGGCCGACGTGCTCCGGTGCGGGCTCGCGCTGCTAACGGCGGGCGGAGAGAATCGCACGGCGTCGTGAATAATCGCGGGGCGCGGGCCGTCGCAAGGGCGTGACAAGCAAGCCCTTCAACACGATCCCTCCGCTGGATCGAAAACTCGTGACCATCCCGGTGTACGGTGCTCCGTCGCAACCGCGTCAACCGCCGTTCGTGCGCCACGTCGAGCCTCTCTCGCCGACTGCCGCGCAGGCCGTCCGCGAGCAAGTCGAGCGCCTCGTCGCGCTGCGCCTCTCGCCGACGATCACGTCGCCCGCCGACCGGGCGGAACTCGACTCGATCATCGGCGCCCTCACGGTGGCGGTGGCCTCGTGAGCGATCGGACGATAACGCCGCCGAAGGCCGAGTCGTACTACGACGCTCACGCGCTCGTCGCGTTTCTCGAACGCCGACGCGGTGCCGAAGCAGGATCGTTACTCGACGAGTCTCTGCGAGAAGTGCTCAAGCACTACGGCGCGAAGAACAGGGAGCTCGTCCGTCTCGATCGCAAGTACCGCAAGGAAAACGAAGACGACTTCTTGAGCCCTTACGACGGCCCGCTTCTCAACGAACTGCACGACGTTCTCAGCGACGCCTTTTGCGTCCACGTTTACTGGTGAGCACGATGAACATCGCATTCAAGTGGCGGAGCAACGCCGAAGGCGAGCGCGACGGCGGGAGCATCACCCTGCGCGTCGGCGCGGCGTCGGTCTGCGCGACGATCGTTCGCCCCGCCGTGGGGCGCGAGGTGATGCGCGGCGCGTCGTTTCTGGAGTACCTGCGCGGGCGAGGCTTCACGGCGACGTTGGCCCCCGCGCCGCGTCTCGGCGTCGCGCTCGCGGGCGCGATCGGTCCCGCGCAGTTCGTCGAAGGCTGGCGATGGCGCAAGAACCCGGAGAACGTCCGCAACGCGCGCGAAACGTCGCTCTGGTTCACGCGCGATATGGTCGGGTGGCGCTGGCGTGCGGAGCCTCGCGAGCGGAGCCTGTACCAGCGCAACACGCCGACCGACGGGTTTGCAACGTGGGCACGGGTGATCCTCGGGGAGCGCGACGTTCGCGAGGTGCATCGTTTCACGCGAGACGTGGTGGTGCCGATGCCCGAAGGCGACTATGCCGCGACGGCAACGACGATCGTCACCGAAGAGGTGCGGGCGCGTGTGCCCGCGTGGTTGCGGGAACTCGCGCCGCAGTTCACTCGCACGACGACGGTCACGACGGAGCGCGTGATCGAAGCGCCGATCGGCATGTTCCGGTCGCACACGATCGACGGCGACGATCCCGAAGCGGCGGCGCGGGCGTTCGCCGAACGTGTCGAGGCGAGGCGCGCGGAGCGCTCCGGGTGGGCACTCCCGCTGCGCATGCGGGCGTCGGGCGACGACGTGTGGGAGGCGTACCATCACGCGAGCGGCGAGTGGCGCTCGTGGGGCACTGCGAAGCGCGAGGCGCTCCCGAAGGAGGCGCGCGTCGAGGAGTGCCGCCCGTGCTCCGACGAAGCGATCGCGCGGGTGCTCACGCCTAAGACGTACGGCGTCGAGGTTGGCGAAATGCGCAAGCGTCTCGGGCGCGAGGCGCTGGAGCACGTCGCGGAACTCGCGGAGGGCCTCGTGTCCGCGAACGAAGTGACGCGCCACGCCGCGCAAGTCGAGGTGGCCCGCGCCCGTGCCGAAGCGCAGGCGAAGATCGCGGCGCTCGGGCCGAACGCGGCGAAGGATGCCTTGGCGGGCGTGCTCGCGGCGACGCTGGTGCCGCCGCTCCCGTCGTGGGCGAAGTATGCGGTGCTCGGCGGGCTCTTCTCGCTCGGGGTGATGAACATGGCGATGCTCGGCGTCGCGAACGTGGGGCGCGTGTGAGTGACTACCGAACGTCGCCCGACGACACGGTGCCGCGCACCGACTACGAGCGCGTGGTCGCGGAGAACGTCGCGCTGCGGGCGGAACTCGACCGCGAGCGCAGCATCGCGCCGGAGTTGCAGCGCATCGTGCAGCACAACGTCTCGCCCGCGCGAGTTATCTTCTACGCCACGCTGGCGCTCGTGGTGGGCAACAACATCGTGTACGCGCTCGGCTGGTTCGCGGTGCAGTAAATCGCCGCCGCGCCGTGAAGAACGGCGGCGCTGGCGACGTAGAAGGCGCATGAACACGCCGAACCTCACCGAACTCGCAACCGCGATCGCCTGCCTCACGCCCGCCGACCGCGACGCCGTGCTCGCGGAGGCGTACACGCTCGCGGCGAAAACCCACGCCGGGACCGTGTACGTCGTCGCGTTCACGACGCCCGACTACACGAACTGCACCGGGCGCTACAGCAGGGTCGACGCGATCAAGGCGCTCCGCGCGGCGACCGGCTTCGGTCTCGGCGAGGCGAAGGCCGCGATCGAAGCGGGGGTGTTCCACGGCAAGCGCACGGCGCTCGACGCCACCGCCCTCGCGAGCAAGATCAACGCGGAGTGGGCGAAGATCGCCCACCACACGATGGCGACCGTCGCCATCGCCGCCGCGGTTCCCGCTCCGGTGGCGCCGTGATCGGCTCGCTCCGGCTGCACAACATCGGCCCGTTCGCCGACGTTCGCGTACGGTTCCCGCCCGCTCGCGGCGGGCAGTTCCTCGCGCTCGTCGGCGAGGGCGTCACGTCCGCGCTGCGAGGCGCCGCCGTCGCGCTCGCAGGGCCGAACGTCTACGCGGGTGCGCCGACGCGACCGATCTACCCGATCGTACGCGACGGGTGCCGCGAGGGCATGGCGATCATCAATACGGGCGAAGAACCGTTCGCGACGTACTTCTCCCGCGACGGCGCCCACTGGAACCCGGTGCAGTCTCGGGAACCGACGTTCTGCGGGTTCTTCGTCGCGTACGGCGCCGACCGCGTGCGCGACGACAACGTGGGCGACAACCGCCTCGACGACTGCGACGGCTTCAACGGGTGGCGGCATATCGGTTCCGTGTTCGGCGACCGGGCGTGCCTTCTGCGACCGCGACACGTTCTCGCGGAACTGCTACGCATCGCCTCGTTCGTCGGCGAGTCGGAGTGGGCCGCGCTCTACGGCGGCGCGTACGACGGGACGTGCGGCGCGCTGGCGGCGATTCTCGGCGCGGAGCGAGTCCGCATGGGCGAGGATCACGTCGAGGTCGACGGCGTGCCCCTGCGGCGCCTCGGGAGCGGCGCGAACGGCATCGCCGCGTGGGTCGCCGACTTGTGCGCCCGGTGGGTGGTGCGCGAGGTCAAGGCGGGGCGCACGGTGCCCGCCGACTTCTACGCCGCGATGGATGGCGTGTGCATCATCGACGCGATCGACGCGCACCTCCCGCCCGCGGAGCAAGTCACGCTCGTCGAGCGCGTGCGGGCCACGTTCCCGCGCATGACGTTCATCGCGGGCGTCGAGGCGCCGCTCACGCTGTGCGGCCTGCGCGGCGACGAGGTGGTGGTGCTCCGCGACGGCAAGGCGATGCACAACGTCGCGGACCCTCGGTTGCAGACGGCCAGTGAGCTCTACGAAGCCTTCTACGGCATCGACCGCCTGCACCCCGAAGGTCTCAGCAACACGCTCGACCTCTACACGCGGCTCGCCCGAAACCCGCGTCGCGACGATGCGGACGAACGCGCGCTCGAAGAACTCGCGGCGGTTCTGCACGAGGCTGGCATCAAGCGTTCGCCACCGTGCCGACGCAGAAGCGACTGAGCGGTTGCGTTCTGGCGGCGTTCGTGTAGCGTCGCAGCATGGCAACCACGAAGAAGTCTCCGAAGAAGCGCCCCGCGAAGTTCGCCTCCGTCCGCAACGGTAGCGTCTACGACGCGAGGTTCGCTGAACGAACCGATGGTATGACGCGAGACGAAGCGCAATCGCTCATGCGAAGCATCGAGTTCGGTGACACTGTGTCATATGCGTCGAAGAATGGTCGCGTGTACTCCGCAACCGCGTGGATCACTGATCGTAGCAATCCGAGCGAAGGCATCAAGTGGTTGCTCGCCCGTCGAACGTCATCGCGCAAGCGCAGCGAGGCAACCGGCGTCAAGCAGAGGGCTCTCGGGCATACTCCGATCGTCGGATGGAAGAACGTCGTGTCGGTTCAGAAGCGCACCAGCGTCCGCAACGGTCGCGCGAAGTACGGCTACTACGTCGTCGACAAGGTCACCGGGCTCGTGCACGCGGGCAACGAGTTCCGCGAGGATGCGGTCGACGAGCGCAAGGCGATGGTCGAAGAGGGCGTGCCCGCGAGCCGCGTCGCGGTGATGACCGCGGCCAGCGTGCGGAGCAAGTTCGGCCAGATCCGGTGGGGCACCGGGCGCCCCTGATGCCGCGCTCCCGCTGAATACGGCGCTCGCAGCGCACGTCGGTAGCGTATGCCGACCACACGCGAGCGCCTCGCCGCCCGACTCAACACCATCGTCGCCGCACTCGGGATCACCGACGTTCGCATCGAGCCCGACGACGTGCGCCGCGTTCACGCGGGGCGACACCAGCGCAGCGAAGGTGCGTTCTCGTGGTTCGCGCAACCACGGAGCATCACGGGGCGACTGGTATCGCTCGGCAGTCAATTCACCGCCGCGGAGTGCGTGCGCTTGCCCGTGATCGTTTCGCCGTCGTTCGATGGGTGGGTGCTCGACCCCGTGTTCCGCGAGCATCGCGCGCACAACGGCGTGCCGCAAGGCGCGGCGTTCGGCACCATCGACGACCTCACGTTGTCGGGCGTCGGCGCCGTGCGGTGGTACGACGCCGCGGGCGTGGCGTTGTGATCGGCCATTGCGGGCGCACTGCGCATCGGGCATAAAGGGGACGGACATGAAGAACACGCGACACCACGTCCGCAACGGCAAGCCGCTCTCCGACGACAAGTTGCGCGAGGTGATGCTCAAGATCCGCAAGGGCGCGACGGCATCGCTCACGTTCGCGCAACTGGCGGCGGTTCTCGAAGCGATCGGTGGGCACGCGGAGGAGTTCGTCGCGCTCGCTCGCGTCGGAGACAACAGGCCAGCGCACGCATACGCCGACGACGAAGAGAGTTTCGCGACGCTCGCCAGCGCGCTCCGCACTCGCGTGGTCGACAAGATCCCCGCGAAGTTCAAGTCGGGCGCCGTGTTCCTCTCCGACGTTCGCCGAAGCGCCGAAGACGTCGCGCATGGCTACTGGTACGTCACCTACGAGGGCGTCGTCGCGGTCGACGCGATCCGCGCATCGCTCGACGGCAAGTCCGTGGAGCTTCTGCCGATGCGGGGCCACGGCACCTACGTCGTAGACGTAACCAGCGGTCGCAAGCGTCGCGCGCCCGGTGTCTCGACGTACGAGTTGACCTCGTGGCTCGACGAAGAGACCGACTGGGTTGCGCGCGTGAATCGTTTCCTGAACGTCGAGGAGCACGTTCCCGCGGAGGCGCGGACTCGCGACAACACCGGAACGTGCCCCGTGTGTTTCCGCAACATCAAGCTCGAAGCTGGGCGCGGCGACCTCCCCGTGATGGTGCTGCACGGCTACGAGCGCCCCCGCTATCAGGGCGGCATCGAGGGACGTTGCGACGGCGTTGCGTTCCCGCCCTTCGAGTTGTCGCCCGCGGGCACGGTGAAGAACGTCGCCGCGCTCGGCGAGTTGATCGAGTCGATGCAGCGCGCCGCCGAGAACGCGACGAAGAAGTTCGACCGCGAGCGCATCGAAGCCACGATCGCGTCTGCGCAGCGGGAACTCGATGCGTTCCGTCGCCTCGTGATGTACTGGCGCAAGCGCCCGCTCCCGCGCGAGGGCGAACCCGACCGCAACCTGTTCTCGGTGGGCCAGTTGCCCGACGACCGCAGGAGCGAGCAGAACGGTCGCCGGTCCGTGCGGCGCCGCACGCGGTAGGCTCTGCCCGCTCGAAGAAAACTTCGGGGGCGTGTAAGAAGCGGGTCGTTGCGGTGCGTATAACTGCGCATGCGCAATCCTACGAAAACGAAGTCGTGGCAGAAAATCCTCGCGCACCCGCGCGTTCTCTCGGCGTGGGACGAGACGGTCGATGAAGTGCCTAGCTTGTGGGCGGAGTTGCGTCCGGGGTGGGCGTACGAGGGGACGCACTGCGTACACCGCGAGTCCGTAGCGGCGCTCCTGCGCGACGTGGTGAGCGCCGAGCCGTGCGACTGCGAGCACTGCGCGGAAAAATGATCGGGCGTCGTAAAGAACGGCGCCCCGACGGGCGTAGAAGAGACACCATGAAGAACACGACCGACACGGTTTCGCTCGCGAAGGCACTCGAAGATATGCGCGGTTGCTTCGGCCGCGCCCCGAAGGCCGGGTGGATCGCCGCCATCGACGAGAGTGGCAAGGTCCGCATGACGGCGGGCAAGGCGGCGCACGGCCTCCTCCGCATGAACGCCAGCGTGCAGGGGTGGAAGGTCGTCCGCATCACGAAGTGAGGCACGCCGCCGCCACGACGCCCGTACCTGCGCAACTCGCGCGGTGCGGGCTCGCGGCGTTGGGAGAGCAAGATGAGTGAGAACCCGCGCGAAACGTTCCGCCGCCTGCACGCCATCGCGTCGTGCGAAACCGCCACCGCCGAGGAGCGCGAGAACGCGCGCCGCGTGATGGATCGCTACATCGCGAAGTACGGCGCCGAAGTGTCGATCCCCGAGAGCGAACCGCAGATCGAGCAGTGCGTAACGTACGCGCACGAGTACGAGGAGCGCCTCTCGGTTCACTGCGCGGTGTTCGCGGGCTGCGCGGCATTCAGCATCGGGCGGACCCTCTACCGTGGGCGAGCGAACGAGAAGTTTCGCACCGACGGCAAGACCACGAAGTTCCGCGGCTCGGAGTCGGCGGTTCTCTCCGCGGTGGAACTCTACGAGCACCACCGCGCGAAACTCGCGGAACTGTTCGAGACGGTGGAGAACGGCTACCGTTTCGCAGCGATGCCGCTCCCGCCCGTCGAGGGCCGCAAGAGCGGCGTGGTGGCGCCGCACCTCCTCAGTGCGCTCCGCGCCGCGCAGAACGTCGGGCGCACGCACTCGCTCACGAACACGCTGCCCGCCACCGCGGGCGGCAAGCGATGACCGCCGACGAAATCGGCGAGGCGACGTAAAGAACTCGCTCGCTCCGCTCGTACAAGTCGCATGGCATTCACCGTAACCGAGGCTCGCGGCAACCGCCGCGCCGCAATGCACTGCGTCCGCGGGCACGTATTCACCCTCGCAACCGCGAACACCGACGACTACGGGTCGTGGTGCCCGCAGTGCGGCGGCACCGCGCACTCCGACGTGCGCAAGGGCTGCACGTTCTGCGAGGAGCACGACGCCTCGCCCGACGAGTGCCACGAGCACTGCGCCCACGGAGCGCGGACGTGAGCGACGAACGCAAGCAGGCCGAGCTCGTGGCACCGTTCTTCGCCGCGCTGTACGACACGCTGGCGGCGAACGGCGCGGAACTGCGCATCCTCTCCCGCGAGGAGTACGTGCGGCACGAGTCTGAACGGGTAGCCCGCGGCGAGCGTCCGTCGACCGAGTTGCGCATCGTCGGCGCGCTCGGGCACGGAGGAAAACTGCGCTACGTCTCGTACCAGCGCAGGTTCTACGTTGACGGCTACCCCGAAAACGAGACGCCGAAAACGCGCGCGATCGAAGCGCGATGCAACGATGCGCTGCGCGACTTCTGCGCTGCGTGGGAGGGAGCGACGCCGTGGCGGGACTGATGCGCCTCTACGCGATCGACCCCGACGAGACGCGCGTGTTTCTCGGCGAGCACACCGCGGAGTCGGCCGACGCGCGCCTCGCCCGCCGCAAGCGCCCGTGGGTCGAAGCCGTGCTCCGCGAGGGCGACTCCGTTGTCGCTCGCAGGTTCCCGGCGACACCGTGGGTTCCCGCGCTGCACTGGCCCGACGAGAAGCCGGTGGTGTTCGAGCACGAGGCACGGCGCATCGTCGCGTGGTTGCGCGAGGCGGGCGTGAAGGCGACGATCAAGGGGCTGCGTCGCGCACCGTGGCCCGGTCGCGAGCCGAGCGCCGGGTGCATCGGCGAGCAGAACCGATACCTCCGTGACGAGTCCGACGGCGTGTGGGCGCTCGTGGTGCTCTTGCTGCAAGAGGGCATCGTGCAGGGCGGGTTGATTGAGCGCGAGCAGTCGAAGCCGATCAGGCTGATGCTCGCGATGGCCGAGGAGGCGAACGATCTTCTCAGGGCCGAGATCGCGAGAATCGAGGGGCAGAAAACGTGAGCAATCGACTCGACGCCGTCGCCAACCGACTGATCGACGCTGCGGTCGCCGCGGGGTTCAACAACCCGTACGTGAGAGCCGCTGGTGACGTGTGGATCAAGGCGTATGTTATCCACACCTCGGTCTGCGCATCGCGTGGCGATAGCGGCGAAATTCCTCCGCATCGGACGCCAACGATCGGCGTGATGCCTGCGATCGATGCGGACCTGTACGTCGCTCTCGCGGAGTACCTCGACTGCATAGCAGTCCGCTCGCCACCGACACGCCCGATGTTCGCGTGGGAGGGCGACGTAGTGAGCCTGAGCGACCTTCGAGCGGCGATGCGCGACCGCTTGCCCGTAGCGGAGGCGTGGGTGGCGATGGTGTGGCGTCTCGCCGCCGACGGCTTCGGTCTGAGAACGGGGTAGACGTTCGGCACGATTCCGCGGTAGTGTCCCGCCATGCGTCGCTCCGCCCGCCGTTCGCCCCGCATCGTCCGCTCGCGCAAGTCGCACCGCAACGGGAGCACCCCGACGGTGTGGACGCGCAACTTCGGGTTCCCGACGTCGTGGAGCACGACGATCGGCGACAACGTGGTCGCAGTTACGATGATCGCTGGCGAGCCGCTCGTTCGTCCCGCGGGCTTCGTGGCGCTCCTGAACGGTTCCAGCATCGGAGTGTTCTCGCAAGCGGACAAGGCGAAGGACGCAGCCGAGCGCGCCGCGATCCCCACGGTTCCCGTCGCGCGACAAGTGACGGTGGTCGAGCCCGCGATTCCCGTGAACGAAGCACCGTCGAGTCGGGAACTGGCAATCGTGCCCGACGCTCCGAAGGATGCGATCGTCAAGGAGGCTTCAACGCCCGTAGGCGCGGTGCTCGAAGCGCGCCCCGAAGACTCGCGCAGCAAGGCCGTCGCAACAGCCGAACGCAAGTGGTCGCACTACCAGACGGCGATCTTCGATGAGATCCGCAACGGCGTCGGACACCTCGTGATCGAGGCAGTCGCAGGGGCGGGAAAAACTACGGTTTTGATCGAAGCTCTCAAGCACATCGACCCTTCCCTCTCCGTTCTCGTGGTGGCCTTCAACACGAGCATTCAGAAGGAACTCGACGCTCGCATTCCCGCGAACCTCACGAACGTTACGGTCGCGACGCTCTCGGCGCACGGTTACTCGATCCTGCGGCGATACTGGCACGCTCGCTACGCCGCGGGCAAGAAGCACAAGAGCTCCGGCATCCTCGACTACCTTCGCGACAAGGCGGTGATGAGGGCTGCGGTGCCCGAACAAATCGGCGGCGACAAGCTCCGTGACGTTCTCGAAGGCATCGAGAAGTTGTGCTCGCTCTGCGAGTGCTACGTCGCCCTCAGTGACGACGAAATCCGCGCCGTGCAAGTCGACCACGACCTTCTTCTCCCCGAGTCGGGCGACCCGCGAGAGTGGGAGTACATCGGCGGCACGCAGGCGAAGCCGCAGCGGTTCACGCACGCGAACGTGCTGCGGTGGGTTCATGCTGCGCAGCGCGCGCGACTCACAGAGCCGCCCGCCAATGCCAAATACGCTCGCAGCATCGCGAGGCCGCAAGACCTCGCGGCGTACGACGAGATCACCGAGAACGGTAGACTTCCGTTCATTTCGTTCCGCGACATGACGTTCGTGGTCGCGGCGACGCCTGACATGGAACCCGAACGTCGGTACGACGTGATCTTCGTCGATGAAACGCAGGACATGGACAAGGCGCAACTCGCGCTCGTGTTCCGCAGTCTCGCGCCCGGTGGACGCGTTGTCGTCGTGGGCGACTCCAAGCAGGCGGTGTATCGATTCCGCGGAGCAGACTCGGACGCCATCAAGCGCCTCATCAAGCAGTTGAATGCGACGGTTCTGCCGCTCTCCGTATCGTATCGCGTGCCCGCGTGTTCCGCAGCCGAAGCGCGAAAACTGGTGCCGCAGTTCGAGGTGCCCGAAGGCACCCCCGAAGGAACGTGCGCTCGCATCGACTCGCGCCAAATGGTTCAGATGTGGGGCCGCGGCGATATCGTAATCACTCGCGTGAACATGGCGCTCGTGCCGATGGCGCTCATCGCGATTTCGCAGGGCATCACCCCGTGGATTCTCGGAGAGGGCAGTTCGATCGCGAAGGAACTCAAGGAGATCATGTACAAGATCCGAGCGCGCACGCGCGACTCGGACGATATGGGCGTGTTCATCGAGGCGCTCCAGAACTGGCACGAACGTGAGCGCGCCACGCGATCCGCGGAGGTAAGGGAGCGCCTTACGGAACTGCAACGTCGAAGCGGGAAGGAGTTCCGCAACATTTCGCAGATGATCGACGAAGATCACGAAGTCGTGATGGTCGACCTCATCTACAACGCGTTCTGGAACCCCGACCGCACGGGCCTCACGCAACTCCCCGGCATCGACACCCCGTCCGAAGTAGAACGTCGCCTGAAGGAAATCGCGCCGACCGAGGGCGACGTGAAGGCGATGTCGCCGCAGGAGTACAAGGCGCACCTTGCGGGGCGACTCGTGCTCACGTCGGTTCACCGCATCAAGGGCGGCGAGGCGAACCGCGTGTTCATCCTCAATGAAACGTTCAAGTACGGCATCGACGGGTGGCAGAAGCGCCGCCCGAAGAACCCGAAGGACGTTCAAGAGGAACTCAACCTCTGGTACGTCTCGGTCACGCGACCGCTCAACCTGCGAGGCGACCCCGCGCGAGGAATCCCCGCGAAGCCCGGTGAGCTCTACTACGTTTCGGGGCTTCGTGAGATCGTCGGAAACGCGCGCGAACTGCGCACGGAGCAATCGAAGTGAGAACCCCGAAGAGAACTGCCCGCCGCTCGTTCCCGAACGCGTCGACCTACGTCGAAATCTCCCGCGCCGACCTCGAAGCGTGGCTCGAAACGCTCGGCACCCCGTGGGTGCGCGACCCGAACCATGTGGGCATCTACCGACTCCCTCTCGGCCCCAAGGTCGCGATCAAGGTGTCGTCCACGATCGGCAGCGGCGACAAGGGCGTCGGCAAGGGCGAAGGGTCGATGCAACTCTCGCTTATCAGCACCGTGTCGGGGGAGACGGTGAACAAGAGGGCGCAGGGGCAGAAGGGCTTCAACCGCACGAAGAACTGGCGTGAGAACTGGCGCGAGGGCGTCAATTCGATGCGCGCCGAGTACGCGAAGATGCCCGACTTCTACGAGCGCAACGCAAGCGTCCCCGATCGTGGCCGATACCGCCTCGATACGATGGCTCGCATCGAGGCGATCCCCGGCTGGCGGAGCGACGAACGTCTCGCGCGGATGCACAATCGCGCCGACGAGAGGAAGGTTCTCACCGAAGGCGAGCACCAGCATATCGAGCAGATGGAACGTCGCGCTGGCATCGGTGCGTCGGCCCCCGCCGCTCGGCCCCCGTCCGTACCCCCGCCGCAGCGCCCCACGGCCCCCGCAGCGCCCTCCGCGCCCGGTCCCGTGCGTGCGGTCGCCCCCGACGCCTACGACCCGCGGGATGGGCGCCCGGTGGCACTGCGCGAGGCGTACGCCATCGCGAAGCGCGTGGGCAACGCGGACGCGGCTGAGTTCGCCCGCACGCTCGCAACGCAGATCGCGGACGGCGTTGCCACGTCGGAGGCGCAACTCCGCATGGTGCGCGCGATGATGAAGGATTTCGGCGTCCCGTTCTACTACCCGACGGACGCGGAGGTCGAAGCCGCGCTCGGGCCGCTGCGCCGCCGCGCTGCGACGAACGGTCGGCGTGCCGCGCGACGTTCGGCGGCGAAGCCCCGCAAGGCGCCGCGGAGTCGGCGGTAGGCTCAACTTGCGCGTGACCGCGCACCGACGATAGGATCGACGAATGGCAGACGAGTGGAAGACCAGCGCGACGGCCAAAGAGATCGTTCGCTTCGAGACAAAGAAGATTCGCGGCGAACGGCACTACAGCTACGAGTTCCGTGCCATTCACGGCGAATCGTCGGCCAAGATCACCGAGTTTCACTACGAGAAACTGAGGGTGCCCGACGTTACGTCGTTGTTCGCTGCAAGCGAGTTCGTGGACGACCGTCTCGCCGACGCGATGGATGCGATGACGATGCGAGACAAGGTCGACTACAACGTGTGGTTCACGGGTCTGCGGAACAGTGGCGCGGTGCCGCCTATTTCGGCTCGGCTTGCATGGCTTCGCGCGCGGTCTCGCGAGGCATCAAAGGCGCTGAAAACATCGGTGGTAGAGGCGATGGAGAGTCACCTCGATCGCGATAACTACCGCGCCAAGATGGCGGGGCGCATCGAGGCGATCCCCGGCTGGCAGGGCGACGAACGTCTCGCGCGGATGCACAAGCGCGTCGGCGAGGGTCGTTTTCTTACGTTCAACGAAACCCCGGACATCGATGAGGCGGAGCGTCGCCGTGCAGAGCGTAACGGCTCGCGTCGGATGGGCAAACATCGCCGATGACCGCGCGCAAGCGTCGCGTTCGCTGCGCCGGTTGCGGGCGTGCGTGCTCGATCACGGACGACCGCGGGCGCGGCGTCGTGTGCGGGTGCTCGGCGATCGCACGGCCCGGTAGCGTGAGGCGCTCGCAGCGAAACGGGTTCCGCGAGCGGGCCTACGCTTCTGCGCTAGACACCCTGTACCCGTCCCTAAACGAGTGGGTGTTCTATGGCACACGCGACGCGAAGAACGCGCTTCTGAGCGACTACGAGTCGTTGCCGCAAGCGCAGCGAAGCGCGTGGGACGCCGGGGTCGAGCGGGCGTTCGTCTCGCATCACGGCGGCGACCATGCGCGGATGTACCGGCGACTCAAGGGCGAGTCCGCGGACGAAACGTCGGGCCTCTCCGTCACCACCGACGACGTGACCGGCGCTGCGAAGTTCGTCGCCGTGTACGACGTGGCGGCGAGCGACGTTCTCGCGCACCACGCGCAGGACGATACGCCGCTGGCCTCTCGCGGCTTCGGACACGAGCACGAAGTTGTGCTCAAGCCGCACAACGACGCGCGACTCGTGAGGATCGTCAAGAACTGGTAGGCCGCGTAATCGCTTGCTCGCGCGCACCACTTGTGCGTAGCATCGTCGCCACGATGAGCAGCGCGAAAACGATCGGGTACTCCACTGGCGGCGGGTTCGTTCACGAGGCGTGCTTCTGGGAGGCGGGCAAGAGCGCCGATAGCCGATGGCGCGGCGTCCGCATGAGTCACGAACTCTATCACTGGCCCCGCGGCAAGGAGTGCGCGATCTGCGGAGGCAAGACCGGCAAGCCCCGCGTCAAGAAGATCGCGAGCGCCCGCAAGGTGTCTCGTGCCCCGTCGTCGGCTGCAATCTACGCGCTGGTTTCGCCGCACGCGAGGCACGACGGGCGAACGTTCACGAAGGCCGACGCGGAGTCGCTGCGTGACGCGATGAACGAGGCCGCGATGTACGGCGGCAGTTTCGTCGGCAACGTACTCGCGCGCGTAGACCGCGTGCTCGACGCTCACGGCGTCGAGGCGATCCGTCGCGACGACGGCCTGTGGGTCGATCGCTACTTCGGCGACACGCGGTTCCTCTGCGTGAACATGGGCGATCCGTACATCGCCACGGTGATCTACGATGTCGCCAAGAAGAAGTTCGTCATCCGAGCGTGGGGCGATCTGGTCGGCTGATGAGCACCACCGCGCCCGCCGCCGTACGCTCCGCGCTCCGCAAGGGGCTCGCGCTGGTCCGCGAGGGCTACGCGGGCAAGGGGCTGCGCGGTGAGACGGTGCGGTGGGCCGAACGTCTCGCCGACGGCGAACCGATCGACTACGCGAAGGCGAAGAAGATGCGCGGGTGGTTCGCGCGCCACGGCGTCGCGAAGGCCGAGTCGGCGAAGCGTATGCGCGACCCGAAGTCGCCTGCGGCGGTTTCTTGGCTCTTGTGGGGTGGCACGCCGTCGATCCCCTACCGCAAGAGCGGGTGGCAAGACCCGGTGGCGCCGTGGCTCCGTGACGTGATCGCGACGTTCGAGAGCAAGCGCGCGGGGCGACGGGCGCAGAAGAACGGGCGTTCCACCGTGAGCGCCGACTGCATGGATCGAGTTGCCCCGTGGTACGGGGTGGGCGACGTGCCTCCGTGGCGCCTCACCGTGCGCGAGTTCGACCTTCGCACGCGGCGATACTTCCACGGTTCGACCGCGGCGAACGTGAAGCGTTTGCTCGCGGAGCAGAAGCCCGACCCTGCGATGTATGGCAGTCGCACCGACAAGGGTTTCTTCGGCGAGGGCTTCTACACCACGACCACACCGTATTCCTCGTACGGCAAGAACGTGCTCGCGGTAGAAGTGCGCCTTGACGCGTCGATTCTGGAGTGGTCGGCAAACGTCACCGATAGGTTCGGTTTTGCGCCGTCGTCGAAGCCTGCGTGGTTCGATCGGATGGTCGACCGTATGCACGCACTCGCGGCGGCGAACGGTCGTTCGATGCGTGCTGCGTGGATCGCGAGCATTACTCCCGGCGATCCTTCGTTCTCGCACTTGGAGTTCGTGCGCGAGGCGTACGCCTACGCGAAGGCATCGGGCTACGACGTGTTTCAGCCGATGGCGTCGGAGACGGTGATTCTGAACCCGAACTGCGTCACGCGCGTCTACCGAGCGGCCAAGAGTTTCGCCGACGCCGAGAACCGATACAGTCACGCCGCGTACGTTCGCGCTGCGATGGACTGCGGCGTTCGGTGAATAGTCGCCACCATCGCGGCGTCAACGTGGCATGAGCCACTACATCGACCAGTACAGGGTTCGCTTCGGCATCGAGAGCAGTCTCGCAAACGTCGAAGACGAGTTCGAGCACGTCTTGCAGCGCATCGACGGCAAGATCGTTTTCGTCGGCGACGACGACCGCGAGAAAATCGTCGGCGAGGTTCGCGGGTGGCGTGTTCTGGCGTGCGGCGCCTACCACGAAGCGATGGACGCCTGCGACGCGATCGACGGCTAACTCGTGTCGTACATGAACGCGATCGCCGACCCCGCGACGGGCTTCGCTCGCGACGAGGTGGAGGATCTTATCGAAGACGCATCGAACGGCATCGACACGCTCATCGTCGAACTCGTGAAGGTCGATGAAGCGCACCGCGGCATCGGCGTCGGGCTTATGGCGGCGATGCGGTTCGTGAAGACGTTCGGGGCGGGGTGCGGTTACGCGATCGGCAAGGCGTTCCCCTTGCAGTTCGCATCGACCGACGCGCCGACTCTCTCGCCCGAGCGGACGGCGGCGTTCCGAAAACTGCGCGAGCACTGGAGTCGCATCGGATTCAAGCGCCTCGGCAAGAACAGCGACTACATGGCGATCAACCTCGACAAATTGCAGCCCACGGCAGACGATGCGCTCGCATCGTACGAGCAGCGCAAGAGCGCGTCCTAAATCGCCCGCAGCATCGCCGCGAGCGTGGTCTCCGCGACGGGGGCGAAGTCCCACACGTCCACGCCCACGTTCACCTCGCACCCGCGCCGCCGCCACTTCTCGTGAACGTGGCCGCACAACAGCGGTCGCCCTTCGTCGCGCGGGCGCCACTGCGCGTACTTGTCGGGCCGCTCGCGCTCTTCGTCCACGTACGGGAAGTGCGACACGTCGCACTCGATGCCGTCGATCGTGAGGCGCTGCGTGCCTTGCCGAACGTCGAAGGCGACGGCGTAGTCGGAGACGTACAGTGCGTGCTTCGCGCCGTGCCCGTGCCAGCACCGATCGTGGTTGCCCGCCACGAGCACCTTGCGCCCTGGCAGCGCGGCGATGGCGTGCAGCGACTCGCGCCAGTCGTGCCCGAGCACCACGTCGCCGAGAACCCAAACCTCGTCGTCGGGCGCGACCGACGCCCGCCAGCGCGAGAAGATCGCCTCGTTCATCGCCGCTACGTCGGGGAACGGACGCTTGCAGTACGTGATGATGTTCGTGTGTCCGACGTGCAAATCTGAGGTGAGCCAGCGCATTACGGAACCTCCTCGACGACGAGGTTGACCCGACGCCCGCGGCCCTTGCTCGCCGCCTCGTCGGAAGTGTACTGGAAACACGCCTCGAAGTGCGTGCGTGAGCGCCACACCATTTCGTAGGCGCTCCCTCCCGTTGCGAGCCACCCGAAGTACGTTGACGGCGGGTCGGCGTCGGTACGCTCGCGCAACCTCACGGCCACGATCGGGTCGTTGCCGCCGTAGAAGCGAAGCCGCTCGCGCTTCGGGGTCGCGTGCGAGTACGCCACTTCGCCGCACGATGCGGTGGGCGTAGTAGGCGTGCGAACTAGGGTCGGCGCTCACGTCGTCACCTCCTCGACGATCAAGTTCACCTTGCGTCCGAGACCGCGGTCGGCCTCCGCTTGCGAGCCGCCCGGAAAACACATTTCGAGTTGCCCCTCCGACGGCCATACCATCGCGTATCGCTCGGGGCGATCGAACCTGAGCCACGCGAAGTAGGACGACGGCGCGTCCGCAGCGGTACGTTCGCGGAGTCGGATCGTCACGACGGGCTCGGTACTGCCGTGCAACTCGACCCACCACCGACTCGGCGACGCGTGGAAATACGAGACGAGGCCGTCGGCGCGAACGCGACGATGGGCGTAGTAGGTGATGGCGCTGGGGTCGGGGGTGGTGCTCACGGGAGTTGTACGTGAGCGGCGGCGTGGATGTTCAGCGCGCGTCGATGCCCGCGTCGAGCACGTCGGCGGGAGCGTTCAGCGGCTCCTGCGAGGCGTCGAACACGGTGACCGCATCGGACTCGGGCGAGTCGAGCGTGGCGTCGCGGGGCGCGACAACGGCGTCGTCGCAAGCGTTGAGGAGTGCGGCGAGAAGAACGAGTTTACGCATGGTCCCGCGATCCTACGCCGCGCCGCGTCGCGCGTCTAGCGGGAAACGGCGGAGTGAATAAACGGGCGACGTTCGCCGTAGCGGAACTTCGGGCGATCGTGTAGCGTCGCCGGTATGCCCGCCACGAGAGTCCGCCGCCGCGCAACCGGCAACCCCGACCGCAAGCACTCCGTCACGTACCGCGCGGACTTCGAGCCGCTCGTTCGCACGATCTACGTTGACTCGATTCAGGAGCACGACGGCGGCGACGTCACCGTGCACTCCGAGGATAGGCAGTTCCCCCACCGTATCGAGTCGAAGCGCGTGATCGCAGTGGACGGCGTGAAGCGTACGAGGGGCGATGCGTCGGAACTCTTCTCGCGCACCGTGCCCGTGCCGAAGTCGCGCGACCGCTACAAGCACGCACGCGAGTTCTACGATGCGCTCAAGGCCAGTCGGACGCTGCGCGAGGCAGTGAAGATGGTGCGCGACGAGTGCGACCGCGAGGGCGGAACCTGCAACTTCAGGCGCAAGCCGTACCAGTTCGACGTGGCGACGGTCTACGACGACGACGGGCACCCGCGCCTCCGCGACAAGGCCGAGTTTACGGGCGGCGTGCGGTGGGACCAGAAGGAGCGCGACTCCGTGTCGCTGCGCCTGTTCGATGCCCTCGTGGCGTGGAGCGTGCTCGACGAACCGTACAAGGTGTCGGGCGACAGAAACGTCAACGCCGAAGGGCGGCGCCGCGGACTTCACATCGACGACGAAACGTTCACGTACATCGCCCGCGACATTCACAACGCGACCGGCAATGGGCTGCGCACGCTGGAGTCTCCCGTGTGGGGGATGTTCGGCATGAGCGAGCGCGACGTGGAGATGGCATTCTACCACGCGCACCAGTACAGGTTCCTCGACTACTGGCGGCAGGGCAGCGTGGTGAGTCTCACGTTCCTCGATCGCGAAGCGCAGAAGAACGGGCGACGATCAATGAAGGCAACCAAGGCCATCGGCGCGGATGAAGCGCGGCGTCTTGAGGATACCGCTCGCGGCATCCTCTCCGTGGAGTTCGATCTCGCCGCCGACCCCGCATGGTCGTTCGATCACTCCGTGCCGGGGACCGTCATGGTAACGGCCACTCTATGGGACGGTCGCAGGGCGACGGCCACGATCGGCATCGACGACCACGGGCCTTACATGGGAGGTCCGGGCGGTATGACCTACCGACCGTTCACCACACCGAGCGGCAAAGTAATCATGCGGTCCGATCCCGCCTTCCGCCCGTCGCAGAAGAACGGGCGACGCTCGGCGCGCAAGGCGGGCTCGCGATGAACTCTCGACGAGTCACACGTCCGTCCGCTCACAACCCCGCTCCCGCACGAACAGTCACGTTCGACGTGACCTACCCCGACGGGGGCGAAGATGCGTGGCCGTGGACCGAGAAGTTCTCGCGCGCGAGTGCGTGGCGCGGCATCGAACAGTGGCTCAAGGGCGTCAAGCGCCACGTTCCGCGCTACGGCGTGTCGGTGCTCGTCATCAAGGAGCGCGGTCGCACCGTCGCGGTCTACAACGCCGCGCTCGCCCCTCGCGTGCACTGGCGCGGTTCCGACGTGCGCATCTACCGTCAAGCGGAGTACGCGGACCCCGCGTGGCTTCACGGCCCGGTAGACCAGTTCGATGTGCGCGAAGAGGGCACGTTCGCCTCGCGCGAGGGGCTCGTCGGCGAGGTGCCCCCGGTGCCCGCCGTCGTGGGGCGCGAGGCGGAGAAGAACGGGCGAGGCGCAGCGACGAGGCGACCCGCCACGCGCGGAGAGATCCACGTTCGTAGTTCGATGCCGGAGCACGTCGCCGAGGCGATCAACGGTGAACTCGCGGAGCACGTCGGCGGCAAGCCACTGTTCCGTTCGATCGGTGCCGCGCTCGCGAAGTGCGGTGAGATCCTCGCGCGACACGGATACGAGTGGGGCTCCGTCATCGACTCGCACACGTTCATGCACGATAGCGGTCGCACGGCAATCTACCTCGCTCAATCGAACGCCGACGACCCGTTCTCGCCTGCGCAAGTCGAAGACGTGGCGCTCTCGTTTCAGTGGCACAAGTTCGATACGGGCCGCGTCGAGGCGATCGCCTACGTGAGTCGCAGCGAACCGCATCGCAGTCACGCGAGGCGCGGGTCGCGATGAAGCCTCGACGGGACACCCGATCGTGTGCGCGCAACCCGCTTCGTGCGGAGCGATACCGCGACGAAGACTACGTGGAGCGCGTCGGCGAAGGCGACGATGCCTACGATCGCAGAAACACCCGCACGATCACCTACCCGCCGCGCGTGTCCCGTGACCACTGGAAACGGCCCGACACCGCGGAGGCTGCTCGCATCGCCTCGCGACTGAAACTGGCGCCGCAATCGTACTCGTTCACCCGCGACGGCAAGCGCCAGTACGGCTACGTCGAGCCGCTCGGTTCTGGCAACTTCGGCGCGGCGTACAAGATCGAGGCTGACGATGCTCCGCGCGTCGTCAAGCTGGCGACGGCGACGAACGTTCATGGCCGACCGTGGATGCGCGACGAACAGACGCGCAACCTTCGGCAAGAGGCGGGCATCGCGAACGAACTCGCGAGTCTCGGGTACAGCATCATCCCGCGCACGACCTACGTGGAACTCGACGGCGGCACGCCTGCGCTCGTGCGCGAGTACGGCGAGCCGCTCCAGACGATGACGGGCACGGAGTACGCCGAACTGGAGGGCCAGTTGCTCGCGATCGAGCGCAAACACGGGTGGGGCGTTCACGACGAACTCTCGCTCTATCGTCGCCGTGACGGGAGCATCTTCGTCGGCGACGTGGGCTTCTGGCGAGCGCCGTCGATTCTGGCGAAGGGCAAGAAACGTCGCGAGTGGCGCGCGATGGACTCCAGTCTCAACGGCCTTCTGCAAGAGGCGCAGCGCCGCCACGGCGTGCCGCCCGTCGCGACGGCTCCTCGCCTCATTTCGATGGGTTCGTTCACCGTGTCGCGCGGGCCGAAGCGTGAGAAGATGGACGACTTGTACGCCGAACTATCACAGGATTTCCTCAACGACGTGGCGGCGCGGGAGGCGGCGGGCGTGCCGGTCCCCTCGGACGTTCGATCGCTCGTTCGCTCCGCTCAGGCGGAACTCGCGGCGTATGGCAAGCCCGCGCCGCAGCGGAGGCGCAAGGCCGCGAAGAACGGGTCGAGTCGCAATCGTCTCCGTAGCTGAATAAACGCCGCACGTTCCCCGTAGCGCCGCTCCGCGCAATCGTGTAACGTCGCCGTATGCCCGCCAAACGTCGCGCCCGCCGCGCTCTCCGAAACGATGCCCGCGCAGCGAAGCGCGCCGCCAAGCACGAACACCGCGAGTGCGAGACGGGGCTGTGTAAAGCCTGCGGTTGGAAGCCCGGTCGCGTGCCGAAGCCGTGGCTCACGCAGTCGGCGGGCACGCCGTACAGGTGCAAGTCGAAGCTGATCGGTCGCGAGGTGACGCTGCGCGGTGACCCCTCGCCGTCGATGGTCATCGGCTGCGCGACGCCGCTCGGCGAAACGATCTTCCAGCACGGGCGACGCGGCAAGGCGTACAGGTGCCAATCGTCGTTCATCGTGCGCACCCACATGGGAAAGGGCGGGATCGAAACGCCCGTGCCGCGCTCGGTCGTTCGCGCGAGGATGCGCCACGCGAAGGACAAACTCTGCCCCGACACGCCGTCGTTCACGGCGGAGATGCGCGGGTACACGAGCATGATCGAGGCCGACGCGAAGCGCATGGGCGTGCACCCGATGGACCTCGCCGACGATATGCCCTTCCCTCACCGTGAGGGATCGTCGCCGTGCTGCGTCAACTCGAAGATCGCGCCGAAGCGACTGGAGAAACTCGTCGCCGCGTGGACCGACTCGGGCGAGGATGGCGATTTCTACGCGCTCACTGATGCGGTGCGTCGCGCGCTCCCGAAGCACCTCCGCGCGATCACCGAACTGGAGTCGCGCTATCAGGTCGAGCAGGCGATCCGCGCCGTGCGCAACCACTGCTGGAGCGTCTGGATCGAGCGAGAGGCGTCGTTTCACCCCGACCGCTACTCGAAGCGCGGTTTCCAGAAACGCATTCGCGACTCGCGCAAGGACATGGCGAGGTCTGGACTCCCGCTCACGAGGTCGCAGCGTAAGCGCCAAATCCCGCGCCAGTGGGCCGACGAGGGGTCGTTTCTCAAGCGCGCTGGCATGGTGGCGACGAGTCAGTTCTTCGCGTTGTCGCCGGACCGTCAGCGGCGCCTCGTGACGCGACTCTTCAAGAAATACCGCGTGCCGATGGGCACGTTCAACCCTGCGAACCACGTCAACGAAGAACTCCTCGCGCTCGCCGCGCGGACGATGTTCGCGAACGCCAAGACGAGGGAGTGACCCGTGCCGAACCCGTCGCGAACGTGCTACTACACCACGACGCTCGTGCTCGCAGCGGCGACGCCGCGCACGCTCGACGTGCCGATCAACAACGCGACGAACTGGAACATCGTCGTCGCGAACACGGGCGCGAACCCGTTGACGGCGCTCTCCGTCGCATCGTCTCCGAACGGCACGCTGTTCGGCGCGGCGGTGGCGATCACGGCGGTGCCGGTGGCGGCGGGCGCATCGCTTCCGACGATCGACGGGAGCGATGAGCCGATCACGACGTTTCGCATGACGTTCACATCGACGCTCGGGACCACGCTCTCAATCGAGGCGGGCGGGCAATGAGTCTGGACGCCGAACCGCTCACCGCCGCAACGCTCGCGGAGATCGACCGCGCCCTCTGCGCGCTCGTCGACCTCGCGTCGCCTCCCGCGATGCGCTGGGCGCTCGCGGCGTCGTGGGCGCTCGCCGACGATCACATCCTGCACTGCCTCGTGTCGACCACGCATTTTATCGCGGTCGGCGGCGGCGGGTGGGCGCGGCTCGGCTACGAGGCGCAGGCAGTCGAGGGGACTCCGTGGTCGCGCTACCTCGCGTCGGCGGATGACGTGGCGAGTTCACACGACGTTGTGGCGTCGAACGTCGCAGAGAACCGCGGGGTCGAACGTTTCGAGAATGTGTATCGGCACGCAGATGGTGTAACGCCGTCACGCATCGCGTGGCGCATCAGCCCGTGGCACGACGGTTACGCTGTCGCGAGAGGAGTGATCTGTGGCGAATCCAAGTGACAGCGATAGCTGGGCGGAGCACCGCCGAGTGATCCTCGGCGGCATCGAGGCGCTCAATCGCTCCGTGGCGGAAATCGCGAAGGAGCAATCGCGCGCGAACACCGCTCTGGAGGGTGTCACGGCGAGAATCATCACGCGACTCGACGATATCGCTACGTGGCGCGCGGAGATCGATCGTCGGCTGCGCGATGACGTGGAGCGACGGCTGCGCGAGTTGGAAGCCACGCGCTCGCAGGCCATCGCGCTCGCCGCTCTGGTGAGCGTCATTTTCGGCGTAGTCGCGGCGACGGTAGCTCGGGTGGTCGTCCGATGATGAACTCCGTTATCACGCCAATCGACGGGCCTTCGCCGTCGTTCGCGGGCGAACTGATGCGCGGACTGGCGTACCACATGAACGAACTCGCATCGCAGACCGCGGACCTCACCGCGCACCTGCGAGCGTGGCTCTGCGATCACGAACTTCGTCGCAGCATCATGATTATCGACGACTCTCCGCCCGCGCTCTGCGCGCTGGTGGCGCTGCTCGCGCCGCTCGGTGTGCCGCTGCACGCGGTCACCGACGATCCGACGTGCGCCTCGACGCTCACGATGCTCGGTGCGCACGCGCACGTCGTTGCGTCGCTCGAAAACGCCGCCGCCGTATGGAGCGAGGTGCGCGCCGCGGTGGTTATTTCGGACCTCACGCTCGGTCACGGCGTCTCCGGTCTGAGCGTGCTCGCGTCGATGGGCCGCGGGCCGCGGTGCGTGCTCGTGACCTCGCGCGACGACCACGCGTCCGGGTCGACGCTCGCCGCTGCGGCCGACACGGTGCAGGCCCTCTCGGTCGTCCGCACGCTCACGGGCGCGTGGGAGGAGCGACTGCGCGATGGCGTGTCCAAACTCCTCGACGATGCGGCGCGATCGGACGACTGACGAGTGATTACCTGCGGCACGCAAATCATCGAGGGGTCGTACAACGGCGGTGGCGGCGGTAGCACCGTCACGCTCACGGGCGACACGACGGGCTCGGGTACGGGCACGATCGCCACGCAGACCAGCAACCTCACGATTGCATCGCAGGCGACGGGTGACATCCTCGCACGCGGAGCGTCGGCGTGGCAACGCCTCGCAATCGGCGTGAACGGGCAGGTTCTCACCGTCACCGCGGGCGTGCCAGCGTGGGCCGCTGCGGCGGGTTTCACGAACCCGATGACGGACCCCGGCGACTTGATCGCGGGTGGCGTGAGCGGCACGGCCACGCGCCTCGCGGTGGGCACCGAGAACTACGTGCTCACGGTCAAGTCGGGCGTGCCTGCGTGGGCGTCCGCGGTCGGCTTCGCCAACCCGATGAACAGCGTCGGCGACACGATCTACGGCGGTGCGAGCGGCGTAGCGACGCGGCTTGCCGCGGGCACCGCGGGGTACGTTCTCACCGCGGGTGGCGCGGGCGTTGCCCCGGCGTGGGCCGCAGCGGTTGGCTTCGCGAACCCGATGACCACGGCGGGCGACCTGATCGCAGGCGGTTCGTCGGGCGCAGCGACGCGACTCGCGATCGGCACCGCGGGGCAAGTGTTGACGGTCAACGCGGGTGCCCCCGCGTGGGTGACGTTCAGCGCACTCACGAACCCGATGAACGCCGTGGGTGACACGATCTACGGCGGCACCGCGGGTGCGCCGACACGCCTTGCCGTCGGGAGCACCGGGCAAGTGCTCACGATCGCCGCGGGTGTTCCGTCGTGGGCGACGCCGTACACGAACCCGATGACCACCGCGGGCGACCTCGTGCTCGGCGGCGTTTCCGGCGCCGCGGGCCGACTCGCGATCGGTTCTGCGGGGCAGGTTCTCACCGTCGCTGGCGGCACCGCGGCGTGGGCGTCGGCGGTCGGGTTCGCGAACCCGATGACCACCGCGGGCGACTTGATCGCGGGCGGTTCATCGGGCACTCCCACTCGACTCGGCATCGGCTCGAACGGCGAGGTACTCGGGGTCACGGGCGGCGCGCTCGCATGGACGACCGTGCTCTCGAACCCGATGAACGCCGAAGGTGACACGATCTACGGCGGCACCGCTGGCGCTCCGACGCGCCTCGCCGTCGGGAGCACCGGGCAAGTGCTCACGATCGCTGGCGGCGTGCCGTCGTGGGCGACGCCGTACACGAACCCGATGACCACCGCGGGCGACCTCGTGCTCGGCGGCGTCTCGGGCGCAGCGGGGCGGCTCGGGATCGGCACCGCAGGGCAAGTGTTGACCGTGAGCGGTGGCACCGCTGCGTGGGCAACGTTCACGGCGCTCGTCAACCCCATGACAACCGCGGGCGATATGATCGCTGGCGGCGTGAGTGGTGCTCCGGCGCGGCTCGCGGGCGGCTCCGAGGGGCAGTTTCTCAAGTACGTTTCGGGCACGCCATCGTGGCAGACTGTCACGATTCAAGCGAACCCGATGACAACGCTCGGCGACGTTATCACGGGCGGCGTGAGCGGCGCGCAGCAACGCCTCGGTATCGGCACGTCGGGGCAGGTTCTCACCGTGTCCGGTGGGGCGCCCGCGTGGGCTGCGCCAGTGGGCTTCGCTAACCCGATGACCACGGCAGGCGACGTGATCGTCGGCGGCGTCTCCGGCGCCGCAACGCGCCTCGCGATCGGAGCGAACGGGACGTTCCTCGCGTCGAACGGGTCCGCCGTGTCGTGGGCGGCGGGTCTCTCGAACCCCATGACCACGACGGGGGACACGCTGTACGGCGGCGTGAGCGGCGTGCCCACGCGTCTCGCGGCTGGCTCGAACGGAAACGTGCTCACGCTCGCCGCTGGCGTACCGTCGTGGGCGGCACCCGTGGGCTTCGCGAACCCCATGACGACCGACGGCGACGTGATCGTCGGCGGTGTTTCCGGCGCTCCGGCGCGACTCGGCATCGGAGCGAACGGAACGTTCCTCGCATCGAACGGCACGACGGTGACGTGGGCTGCGGGGCTCACGAACCCGATGACCACCGTCGGTGACCTTATTCAAGGTGGCGCGTCGGGCGTGCCCGCTCGACTCGCCGTGGGCACCGAAGGGCAGGTACTCCAGATCGTGAGCAGCGTGCCCGCGTGGGCCACGTTCTCCGCGCTCACGAACCCCATGACGACCGTCGGTGATCTGATCGTCGGCGGCGCCTCGGGGGCGCCCACGCGGCTCGCGGCGGGCACCGCGGGATACGTGCTTACGTCTGGTGGCGCTGGCGTTGCTCCGTCGTGGTCGGCCACTGGCACGACAACGTATACGATCAACTGGACGACTGGCGCCGCGACGAACGGCAACGGCACCGCGACCATCACGTCGGCCAGCGTCGTCACGCTGTCGATCGGGGCGGGCGTCACCGCAGGCTACGCAAGCGGGACGTACACCGCTCCGCGCGTGCGCGTGCCGATGCCGACCGGCGTTGTCGCCTCACGATTCAGAGTCACGCTCCGGCTCGCCTCGTTCAGCGGCAAAACTGGCGGAACGACGCCGTGCGTTACGTTAGAGAATACGGGGTCGGCTGCGTCGAAGTACGGGATGTACTACGCGGGGACCACGATCGGTTCGCAGAATTTTGTGACCGCCGCCGCGATCACGAGCGGCACGCCCGCGTCGCCGCCGCTCTACGACGGAAACGACTGGACCCAACTTACTGCGGACGGAGGCACGCTGGTGTTCGCGTTTGCGCGAGGGACTGGTGGAGCGAGGCCGTCGGATAGCGATTTTCGATCCTGCGGCGCCGTCTTCGCGTACTCTCCGTTCGATACGAAGGGATGGGACCTTGTGGTGCTGATGGCTCAGAATCCGTCCGCGGGCGGCACCGTCACGATGACGTTCGACAACTGCACCGTGGAGGCGCTCTGATGCGTACGACGGACCACGTTCTCTTCTACCTCGCGAGGCCGCTCTCGTCGGATCTTGAGCGGTGCACGGCGCACGTTGTCGAAGTGATTGACGCCGACACCTTGACGATCGACGTGATGCGCCCCGGCGTGCTCGTCGAGCGATTCGTGGCGGTGACACGCTGCGACAACGACGCTCCCGTCGCGGGCTGCTGGTCGACCGAGGCTGGCGGCGTATGATTACCTGCGGCACGCAAATCATCGAGGGGTCGTACAACGGCGGCGTTGGCAGCACCGTCACGCTCACGGGCGACACGACGGGCTCGGGTACGGGCACGATCGCCACGCAGACCAGCAACCTTACGATTGCATCGCAAGCGACGGGCGACCTTCTCGCGCGCGGCGCATCCGCGTGGCAGCGCCTTGCCATCGGCGCGAGCGACTACGTGTTGACCGTCAAGTCGGGCGTGCCTGCGTGGTCTGCGGCGGTGGGCTTCGCGAACCCCATGACCACGGCTGGCGACCTTCTCGCGGGCGGAGCATTGGGCACGCCGACACGTTTCGCAATCGGCACGAACGGTCAAGTGCTCGGCGTCACGGGCGGCGCGCTCGCATGGACGACCGCGCTCACCAACCCGATGAACAGCGTCGGCGACACGATCTACGGCGGTGCGAGTGGCGTAGCGACGCGCCTCGCCGCGGGCACCGCGGGCTACGTTCTCACCGCGGGCGGCGCTGGTGTCGCTCCCGCGTGGGCTGCGGCAGTCGGGTTCGCGAACCCGATGAACGCCGCGGGCGACCTCGTTCTCGGCGGCGTGAGCGGAGCGGCGGGGCGACTCGCAATCGGCGTGAACGGGCAAGTTCTCACCGTGGCCGGTGGCACCGCTGCGTGGGCAACGTTCGTGGCACTCGTCAACCCGATGACCACCGCTGGCGACACGATCTACGGCGGCACTCTCGGGGTGCCGACGCGACTCGCGGGCGGCTCCGAGGGGCAGTTTCTCAAGTACATTTCGGGCGCCCCGTCGTGGCAAACCGTCACGATTCAAGCGAACCCGATGACTACGCTCGGCGACGTCATCACGGGCGGCGTGAGCGGCGCGCAGCAACGGCTCGGGATCGGTTCTGCGGGGCAAGTGCTCACCGTGTCCGGTGGGGCGCCCTCGTGGGCGGCGCCTGCGTTCGTGAGCCCGATGACAACGGTCGGCGATCTGATCGTCGGCGGCGTATCCGGTGCCGCTGGTAGGCTCGGCATCGGCACCGTCGGGCAAGTTCTCACCGTGTCGGGTGGTACGGCGACGTGGCAAACGTCGACCGCGCTCACGAACCCGATGACAACCGCGGGCGATATGCTCTACGCGAACGCTGGCGGAACGCCGCTGCGGCTCGGCGTGGGCACCGCGGGGCAAGTGTTGACCGTGAGCGGTGGCATCCCCGCGTGGGTGGCACCGTCTGGCGGCGTCGCGGGGTGGCTCAATCTCTACAACGCAACGGCGTTCTATATGGGCGGTGAGAGCGCGACGGGATGGGCCGCAATCGACTACGCGACCGCGAGCGCAGCGAGCGCGGTGCCTGCGTTCGGGCCGGGGCAGTCGATCGTCGCGTGTCTCGTCCCGAACGCCACGCCGACGGGGATCGAGATGGTTGCGAGCCACGCGAGCGGCGCCAGCAACCGAGGGTGGGTGCTCGATTTCGGGCGCAACGCGGGCGCGCGTAGGCAGTGTGGGTTGTATCTGT